CGTAGGTCCCTGTTTCCCGGTGACACCGATACCAGCCGGGCCTTGACCAGCCGTTGGACCAGTACCACCAGTCGGGCCAGTTACACCGCCGGCGCCGATAAACGTTGGCCCTGTTGAACCAGCAGGACCGGCTTGAGATCCCTGAGGCCCAGGAAGGCCCGTAACGCCGGTTGGACCCGTAACGCCGGTTGCGCCGCCAGCACCAGTCGGACCCTGTGGACCAGGGCCACCGGTATCACCCGTACGGCCGGTCGGGCCAACAAGGGCAATATTCGGGGGGCCAACAATCACTGGGCCAGTCGGGCCTGTAGCACCGGTAACACCGCCTGCTAACCGAGTAGGCCCAGTGGGACCGGCAAGACCAAGCGGGCCGCCGATATTCTTGGTATTGATAAGATCGATAGCCTGCTTGAGGATCGATGCCTCTAGGTTATCGTCATACGTGTCTTTTGATACCGCACTAGGATCGGGCGAGATCGGAGCCGTTGGCAGAGCCATGGTTAATTCCTCGAGTTATTACGTACCCGGTCCTGCCGAGACAGTTAGCACACCGCTATTAAGCCACACTTGACCGGTAACACCCGGGCTCGTGGTCGGAGGAACGAAGAGGAATGCCGGGCCAGAACCAGTCGGGCCGGTAACGCCGGCGGGGCCGGTCGCGCCGAAACCAGTAGAGCCCTGAGGGCCTGTGGCGCCCGTGACGCCCGTGACGCCCGTGGGACCTGTCGGGCCAGCGGGGCCAGCGGGGCCAGTAGTGCCACCAGTTGGACCTTGTGGGCCTGTAACACCTGGAGTTGGGCCCGTGACGCCGGTAGCGCCGAGAGGCCCAGTTGGACCCGTGACCCCCGTGCCAACCGCACCAGCGGGGCCTGTGGCACCAGTGATACCCGTTGCACCTTGTGACCCCTGCGAACCCTGGGCGCCGAGCGCCGGTCCTGTGGGGCCTGTAGGACCAGTCACACCTGCCGGGCCAACTGGGCCAGTAGTGCCACCAGTAGGGCCAGTAGGCCCTTGGACGCCCGTTGGGCCACCAATACCACCAGCGTTAATCGCATCTACGACCTCTTTCAGCTTTTCGCCAATTAGGTTCCGGTCGTAGTTTTTCGAGGAAAGGATAGCCATGGCTTTCGCCCCTTCACAGGTTAATTCTCACTAGGTCTACCGTACATTCGTTACTCTTTCCTTAAGGCCCATTAGACCTTTCGAATTGCTAAATTTCCCACCTTCACCGTGCCGGAAATGGGCGAACCCGCAACGCCAGTATTAACAAACCAGACCCGAAGGTTTATAAAAACTTGGGTGGGTACAAAACCGACTTGGCGACTGGGGGTCATATAAAATGGGATATCAGTCGAATAGCCGTTCCCATCAATCGCCCCGAGAAGATCCGCGTTATTACCAAAAAAGAACCGAGTTGTACCGTTTTCTATGATCTGCATAAACATACCAAGCCCGGCAATATTGACATTCGCCCCAATCTCGGCACGAAGAGTGCCAACAAGGGTATCACCAACGGCTATATTACTAAGTTGACCCGCTACGACGGTTTGGAGAAAATCAAATTTTAAATTCGTTGCACCAGAATATGTTCCACTTAAAGTACATATTTGGGCCGGGGTCCCATCTGCAAAAAAACCTACAGATGAAACAAGAGTAGCACCACCTAACGCTGTTCGTACAACTTGAGAAGAATTTGCGACTTGGCCACCACCACCGTTATCATTTCCGGCGGCTCCAAGGCACTGCGCATTTGGTAAGAGATTACCTTTTGGGGTAGTAATCGGATCAAATGTATCTGTAACAACCCGAGACCTAATATCAGGTAGAAGGTTATTAATTATAGCCGCGACAGCGCGGGCATAGATTGCACTTCCTTGGGCACTTGGATGAACACCGTCTGTCTTTAAATAATAAGCTGGTATAGTCCAGCCGGCCTGTACAAGTAACGGATCTAAATCAACTAAATAAAAATTTGGCCCAAACGAAGCAGCATTGGCGCGATCCCAGGCATTAACTTGTTGCGCGAGAACGTTCATTGCTGGCGAAAAACCGGTGGCTGGATTAGTCCCGGGACGCGGAATAATTGTCGGTCGTATCACAATACAGCCGGCCTGCAAAAAAGAGTTATATAATATAGCAAGGTTAGCAGTTATCGCTGCAAACGTGCTGTTTGTTAAAATATCATTAGTGCCACCTTCGAGTACAACAATCTGGGGGGCAGCAGCAAGAACACTACCTACACGCGCGACCATATTAGAAAGGACATCGCCAGACAAACCAAAATTATTTGTAAGTGGTAAGCGCGTAGTACGATAGGCTGAAAAATAGTTAATCCAACTACCAGGCCCGCCAAATGACTGTGCAAAAAAGTTTGGATCCGCACTCGAGTCACAGTTTGACATAAAACTGTCACCAAATAGGATCATATTATTGTTGCCACGATAGTTTGGTACAATAATACTTGGTAACCCAGGCGTCGGGGTAGCTGCAACCTTAACTGATTTAACTCCGGGGCCCCCTGGTATTTGGGTATATGTTGGAAGTGTATTGGGACCACTAGTGACAACATTCACCGTCTTCTGGCTCTTATTTGCCCCGGCGGGCCCAGCCGCGATACTAATAGATTTCTGAGCCATCACCCGACCCCACCAGTTACGGGTTTAGCTCCTGGACCAGGTTGATTGCCTACGACCGCCGTTTGCGGGCCCATTGAATTCGAAGTCTGGCTTGCCTGATTACCTTGGCCCTGTGCGGCTAATTGTTCGTTACCGCCTTCCGGAAGCGTACCGATATGCACCGGGGCACCTTCCGGGAGCCGGGCGCGGGTAGCTAGGACGCCGGCCGTGAGCTCTGTTGCGATACGGGCCACGCCGGCAGACACACCCTTCTGGATGCCTTCCTCGACCTTTTGCTCGAGCGCGGCCTGGTTCCCTTGCTGTTTGGCTTGATCTTCCTGCTTAACCATCTGATCGATCTCTTGTTCGGTCGGGATGATCTCTTCGCCATCCAAACCGACCACGTTTGACACCGCACGGAGCAAGTTGGCCCGGCCTTTGATGCCCATGATCTTCTGGTCGACCGGGTTCATCGTATGCTGGAGCAACTCGATCTGGCGTTGCCGCATGGTTTCTTTCTGGATCGCGACGTTGACACCTTGGACGCTGACCTCTTCCTCACCGGTCAACAGGCCGCTGGTATCCGTCAACAGGATCATGTCAAACAATTGTAGTAACGACTGCTCGAGAACTTCGCGATCGATGTTAGCGGATACGGTCTGCAGGATCTTTGAGGCATTGCCCATAAGCATCGCTAGTCCAGACGCCGTGCGTCCAGCACCACCCCCCGCCGTGCCGCCCACATATTTCGGGATGGCCGATACGTCGTCTGCAATATCGACAAACTTCTGGAACACCGATATGAGCGCCTCCGCGTTCGAAGTAGGCATAAAGAACTTGATCGGATCCCCGGTGTTGGCTCCCCCGATCGGGTTGTCCACTACGTGCCATCTTTTCCATGCGTAAAGATCCTCGCCGTTCTCTTCGGGCGCTAGCCGGCTATCATTGACCACCACCTGCGGGCCTGACGCGATCGACATGTTATTAACCAAGCTGCGGAGCGCAGCGTTGGCAACCTCTTGAAGATCCGCCAAGAGATCCGAAAGGCCATTGCCTACCGGGGTACCCGGGACCTTTTCGAATGACGTAATAAAATACGGATGGCGCTGACGCGGGCTGGGAGACAGATGAGCCTTAATGACATGTGACCCAATGACCCACGCCTGAATGTTGTAGTCCCGGAGCTCGTCCGGCACAGCCAGGCCGTAATCTTGTAACGTACGGCCCTGTACATTGCCATTGAACTCCATGCAGCTGATCAGGCCGGAACGGTTCCATGCCGGGTTCTCCCGGCTCTCGAGGACGGCCCGTTCGGCATCGGTCATATCCCAATTGTCGTATAGGCCGCCGCGGCCGTACTCGTCCAGAACTGCCCTGATTTCGTCATGATTGTAGCCGGGGAGGTCGAGGAGATCGTTGAGCTCAGATCGGGCGAACCGAAGCTTCTCGATCATGTTGGCGTTGGCAATATCCGAGACACCCGGGGTCCACCACAGGTCAAACGGCGATACCCGGTTCCAGGTGAGAATGGGGGTCTGTTGAACGGTCGGAGAGCCGCCACCTTCCGGCCAGGTTACCTTGGGCATGATCTTGACGACCGGGCCCTTGATGCAGGCAAAAACGAAGATCGGTAGGTCGACCAGGAATTCCGCTAGGGCGTGGTAGTATCCACCATCCCTAAGTAGTTGTTCTATCTTATCTTCTGAGTCTCGAGCCTGCTGGACGCCCTTCTTTTTGGCCGCATCTTTGGCCGCTTCCAAGAGCGCGGTTTTGCGCTGCTCGAGTTGGTCTGGC